ATGAACTTTATTCAAACAATTACATATGACTACAGAGACTTTTAATTTTATTGAAATATATAAAATTAATAAAACTATTTGTAATAGTTTAATTACTTATTTTAAAAAAAACAAAGAATATAAAATGCCGGGTTCGGTAGATAATAATGTTGTAATTAAAAAAATTAAAAATTCTACAGATGTTCATTTTTATAATAACTCTACAAACAAATCTATTAACGTTTTTTTTAACGAATTAACTAAACATATTAAAAGTTATGTAGATAAATATAAAATGATAGATTCTCTTTTAACATCGCAATGTAATAATATTCAACATTATAAGCCCGGTGGTGGTTATCCTCACTGGCACTATGAAAGAGGTGCTGGTTATATGTCTTCTAGACAATTAGTTTATATGTTATATTTAAATACAGTTACGGATAAAGGAGAAACAGTTTTTCCTTATCAAAAAGTTAAAACTTTACCTGTTAAAGGTGACTTAATTATTTGGCCAGCAGAATTTACTCACCCACATTATGGGGTCATATCTACGACGCAGGAAAAATATATAGCTACGGGATGGTTAGAATTACAATGAACTTAGAACATAATTTTTGGTACTTTGAATCTGCCTTAACTCCTAAATTTTGCGACGACGTTATTAAATACGGATTAAGTGAAAAAGAAAACATGGCTAGAACAGGTGGGTATGATAAAAATAAAAAATTATCTAAAAAACAAATTAATAATATGCAAAAAAAAAGAAAGTCAGATGTAGTTTGGTTATCTGAAGAATGGATATACAAAGAAATACAACCATATGTTCACATAGCAAATAAAAATGCTGGTTGGAATTTTGAATGGAATAGAAGTGAAGCTTGTCAGTTTACTAAATATAAACTTAATCAATATTATGATTGGCATTGTGATAGTTGGCATAGTCCTTATAATAAACCAGGTAAACCTGATCACGGTATGGTTAGAAAATTATCAGTAACTTGTCAATTAACAGATGGATTAGAATATAAAGGTGGTGATCTAGAATTTGATTTTAGAAATTATGATCCACCTTTACGAAATGAAAAATATCATGTTATAAAAACACCAAAAACTTTGTCTAAGGGTAGTGTAGTGGTTTTTCCTTCGTTTTTATGGCATAGAGTTAAACCCGTTACAGAAGGAACTAGGTATTCATTAGTAATGTGGAATCTTGGATATCCTTTTAAATAATGAAAACATATAAAAATTTATTACCAAAAATGTTTTTTGATAAATTAAATAATATTGTAAATGATAAATGGATTCCGTGGTATTTTCTTGATCGAACTATAAAATCTAAAACAAATAAAGAACGTGTAGATAATTTTATGTTTACTCATCTTTTAGCTGAGGCTGAACCAATACAAAAACCTCTTGAAATAAAAAGTAATCAGTTTACTGTTTTTGAACCTATAATATATTTTATAAATGAACATGTTAAAGTAAATAAAATTTTAAGAATGAAATTAAATTTATATCCTAAACAAAATTCAGTGTTAGATCATGTTGCTCACAATGATTTTGAAGAAAAAAATATAGGAATTAAAACATCTGTATTTAATTTTACTACATGTAATGGTGGAACTACTATTAATAACAAATTTTATAAATCTAAACAAAATGAATTACATATTTTTAATAATGAATGTTTGCATTATGGACGAGTACAAAGCAATGCAAAAACTAGAATTGTTTTAAATATAAATTGGATATAAAAATGAGTTTTAAACAAAATAATTATACAATAATAAAAAGCGCTATAGATAAAGACTTAGCTTTATTTGTATATAATTATTTTTTAATGAAAAAACAAGTTTATGACACTTGTAGACAAACTAAATACATTTCAAGATTTGAAAATATTATAGGTCACTATGAAAACCATGACGAACAGATACCAAATACTTATTGTCTTTACGGAGATGTTGCTATGGAAACTTTAATGTTAAAATGTCAACCTAAAATGGAAAAAGCTACAGGACTTAGATTAACTCCGGCATATACTTATGCTAGAATTTATAAAACAGGTGATGAACTTACAAGACATAAGGATAGATTTAGTTGTGAGATATCAACTACAATGAATTTAGGAGGGGATAAATGGTCTATTTATTTAGAGCCTTCTGGAAAAATAGGTAAAAAAGGAATTAAAGTAGATTTAAATCCAGGAGACATGTTAATTTACAAAGGATGTGAATGTGAACATTGGAGAAAAAAATTTAAAGGAGAAAAAAGTGTACAAGTTTTTTTACATTATAATGATTTAGAAACACCAGGGTCTAAAGGAAACGTCTTTGATGGACGACCCCATTTAGGTCTTCCAAATTGGTATAAAAAATGATATATCTCCCTATAATGGAGGCAGTACCACCACATACCAACTGCCTCCTTTATAAGGATTATATATGTTACAAAAATTAGGTTTTTTACCAGGATTTAACAAACAAGTTACATCTACAGGAGCTGAATCACAGTGGACTGGTGGCACAAATGTACGCTTTAGGTATGGTACACCTGAAAAAATAGGTGGTTGGTCTCAATTAGGAGATAGTAAATTAACTGGTGCTGCTAGACAATTGCATCATATGGTTAATAAAGAAGGAATTAAGTACGCTGCCATAGGAACTAACAGAATTTTATATGTTTACTCAGGAGAAGTTTACTATGATATTCATCCTTTAGTTAATCCATTAGGCACAGCTATTACTAGTGCATTTAGTACGACTAATGGATCTTCCATTGTTACAATTACATTTAGTGGTTCACATTCTTTTCAAGAAGGAGATATAATTTTATTTGGTAACGCATCTACATTTAGTGCAATTACTAATTCTAATTTTGTTGCAGCAGATTTTGCAGATAAAAAATTTATGGTAACAAGTGTGCCTAGCTCTACAACTATAACTATTACAATGCCTAGTAATGAAACTGGATCAGGTGCTACTACTTCTGGAGGAATAACTTTTTTTCAATATTTTCACGTAGGTCCAGCAGAACAGGTCGGTGTTTTTGGATGGGGTATATCTCAATATGGTGGAACATCAACAGCCCCTCAAACAACCACTTTAAATGGATCGTTATCTGCCAATTCAGCAGGAACAAGTGGAACGGGAACTAATATTATTTTAACATCTGTATTAAATTTTCCAACAACAGGAACTAATTTTATACAAGTAGGCACAGAAGAAATTTCTTACACAGGAGTAAATACAGCAACAAATACTTTAACTGGAATAACTAGAAATGTAAGAGGAACAACAAATGCTTCTCACAGCACAGGAGCAACAGTTACAGATTATAGTAGTTTTTCTGGTTGGGGTCAATCATCAGCTGACACAGACACCGTTGCTGAACCTGGTATGTGGGCATTAGATAATTTAGGAAGTACACTCATTGCTTTAATATTTAATGGTGAATGTTTTCAATGGAATGCAGATTTAACAAATGCTACAAATACACGAGCAACTATTATATCAGGTGCGCCAACAGCGTCACGGGATATGTTAGTATCTACTCCTGATCGTCACTTAGTATTTTTTGGAACAGAAACAACTATAGGTGATAAGACAACACAGGACGATATGTTTATAAGGTTTTCTTCTCAAGAAAATATTAATGACTACACACCTACAGCTGAAAACAGTGCAGGTACACAAAGACTGGCCGATGGATCACGGATCATGGGAGTAGAACTTGGTAGAAACGCATTATATGTTTGGAGTGACACAGCTTTATTTACTATGCGATTTGTTGGAACTCCATTTACATTTGCCTTTGAACAAGTTGGTACAAACTGTGGATTGATAGGAATGAATGCAGCTGTAGAAGTAGATGGTGCTGCATATTGGATGTCTGACAATGGTTTTTTTAGATACACTGGTAAACTAGAATCAATGGACTGTTTGGTAGAAGATTATGTTTATGACAATTTAAATACAACATCTAATCAATTTGTTTACGCAGGTATCAACAACTTGTTTGGTGAAGTTACATGGTTTTATCCAGAAGCTAACTCTAATGTAAATACACAATCAGTTACTTATAGTTATTTAGACTCAACTGCTAAACGACCTATATGGTTTGTAAATGCAAGTCCTTTATTTATTAGAACTACGTGGCAAGATTCATCTGTATTTGGATTACCGCATGCCACTCAATATGATGCAGGCACAGATACGTCTTTTGATGTAACTGGTAACACTGAAGGAATTTCATATTACTATGAACATGAAACAGGAGTTAATCAAGTAAGACTAGGAGTAACAACAGCCATTCCAGCTGACATTACTTCTGGTGATTATGACATTACACAAAAAGTTGTTAGAGGAGCAGCGACTAATTTAGGTGATCTTAGAGGTGATGGTGAAAACATTATGAGAGTAAGTAGAATTATACCCGACTTTATATCTCAACAAGGAAATTCTATTATACAATTAGATTTAAGAAATTATCCTAGTGATACGGCAGCAAGTTCATCATTGGGTCCTTTTACTATATCGTCTAGCACAACAAAAGTAGACACACGAGCTAGAGCAAGAGCTATAGCTCTTACAATATCTAATACAGCAGTAGATACCAGTTGGAAATTAGGTACATTTAGATTAGATATACATGCTGGAGGAAGACGTTAATGTCAATTACAAGATTACAACAAGCTAGACAGATGTATGCTAGTGGTCAAAGAGTTGCTAAAACTTTAGATGGTTCAAGACCTGGGTATCGTGGTTCTGATTACGGAGCTGAAGCTAAGGGCACAGGTGACTATAGTGATGCAACAGACACAGGTGATTTTGGAAGTGAAAAAGCAAACGTAGCTAATACTAAAAGTGCAGTATCAAGTTTAGGTATGGACAACATTGATCGTGCTAGAGAAAATCAATTTAAAAATATGCCTACACCAACAGTTACAGTAGGGGTAGATAAATTTGACAATCCAATAAATATAAAAACTACGTATACCAATAGACGTAATAGACAAAAAAATTTAGATGCATTAAATGCTAAAGGTATTAGTTCATTTGATCCTAGAGTTAATAAAATAGGTATTAATCCTTTTGGATTTAATTTTGCACCTACACAAAAAAAACAAGGATTTGGTTTATTTGATTTAGCTTTATTAGCAAGTGGTTTAGGTTTATTTGGAGCTAAAGCTAAAACAGTTGGAAGTCTTGTTAGTAAAGGAAGATTTGCATTAGACAAATCAAAACAAATAACAAGTCTTGCAAATCAATTGGGTATTAAAAATCCAATTAGTAATATGTTTAGCGGAAATAACAAATCTAAATCTAAATCTAAATCAACATCAACATCAACATCAAAAAATAATACAACTAATAACGGTGGTAATGGTGGTGACGGCCAAGGATTAGCATCAATAGAAAATCAAGCAGCTAATTATGATGAATATATATTATTATTACAAAAACTCCAATCAGGAAATATTAGTGATGCAGAGCAAAATAGATATGATGTGTTAAAAAATTTGTTAGGAATATAATGGCTAAAATAGTACAAACATTAACAAGAGCAAGTTCAGAGTATGAAGAAGATGTAGCACAATCTTTAGTTAGAGATTTAGATGCAGTTCTTGAAAAACTTAACACTACATTTCAAGAAGAATTAAAACAGGAGATAGAAGCTAGAAGTTTCTTTTTAGAATAATGGCAGTAGTAAATCAATATAAATTTGTAGGTGTAGATAATAGTACAACAGGTAGTGCACTCACACCTTTTGGATTAAGTGTTCCTGCAGTTAATGAAACTATAGTTATTAAATCAATACTAGTTACAGCAGCTGGTACACCTAGTGTGACTGTAACAAACAACAGTATTACAGCCATTAAATCAGCAGCATTAACCGCTAATGTTACAACAGAATTATTAACCCAACCGTTGATAGTAGAAGGTGGTAAAACCTTTACAGTACAATCAAGCACAACAGACTCGTTTGATGTAGCTATTAGCTATTTAAACATTAAGAAAGAGGTAACAACGTAATGAGTGAAATAAAAATGCTAACACCAAAAGAAATAATAACAACAATAAAAAACAAAAAAACAGGAGAAGTCTACGAGACTGAAGAGGCTCTAAAAGCTGCAAATATACCTGAAGAGGACGTGCAGAGAGATGTAACAGTTATCATGCCGGCTCTTGATTTGTTCGCAAAAACAAAGTAAGGTAGCAAAACCATGGGAATAGAAGATATACAAATTTCAGAAGAGCTAGAGACTAACGCACCATCTATAAAGTATAGAGGGAACGAAGGTCCTAAATCTCCACAAGAAATGGAGAAAATGATAATGGCTTCTTTAGAAGAAGAGTATGCTAAGTACGTATTTGAAATGCAAGAGCAAGGTCTTGAACCTATGTCTATGCAAAGATTTATAGAACAAGCTATGGCTGAAGGACAAATGGCCGGTGGTCAACCTTTACCAAACGATCCAACAAAACCAATTAATCCTTTTCAACCTAAACCTACAGGACCCGTATTACCTGACAGACAGATGGCAGCGTACGGTGGTATCATGGGTCTTGATGGTAGAAAACAATATGGAATAGGATCATGGTTCCAGGAAAAAATTATGGATCCAATTAAAGAAAATCCATTAGTAGCTGCAGCAGCAGCTGCAATTGGTGGTGATTATATTTTAAATGATAGAAGTTATATAGGTGATTTTTTAGGTGGCGATACAGTTCAAAATATTTTAAAAGGTTCCAAAGTAGCAAAAAAAGATGCAGCGGGTAATGTTATTTCAAAAAATGGAAAAATTGTATACACGGATGAAAGAAAAGGTGGTGTTTATGATGCACTTGCAAAAAACATTGTACCAATAGTCGGTGGTATTGGATCCGGTTTGTTTACTAAAAGTCAACAAGCTGCAGGTGGTGGACAAGACGCAAGCACATATGGACAAGTAAATGATGAAACAGCAATGGATTTACAAGAATATACAAAAGGTCTTAGTTTATTAAATGAAGGACAAGCGAAAGCTGCTGGACAAAATTTTATGATATCAGATAGATTAAGAAAATATTCACCAGAAGAAATGGTTTCAGTATATCAAAACGCAGCTAACGGTGGGAGAATAGGATATCAAGATGCAGGTCCTGTAGTTGATGAACAAACTACACAGATGATTTTAGATATGAATAATAGAGGTATGGATGTAGACACTATTTCTACAATAACTCAACAAAATGCTAACACTGTAAATGCTATACTTTCTGCACAAAATCAAAAAGCCGAAGGTGGGATCATGGACCTTGGTGGTATGGAAAAAGATTACAGAGCTGAAGGTGGGTTTGTACCAATAGGTAGAGAAGAAAAAGCAGACGATGTGCCTGCAAGATTAAGTGTAAATGAGTTTGTATTTACTGCAGATGCTGTTAGAAACGCAGGTGGTGGAGATATAGATCAAGGTGCACAAGTTATGGAAAACAT